ATCACTAATTCAGAGCAGATAAGCATCAAGTGGGATGGTGGTATAGCATTATTTTTCGGTACTAGTCCAGAAGGCAAGTTCTTCATCAATGATAAGTATATGCCAGAAGGTTTTTATGCTTATAGCCCTAAAGACTGGGAACGATATGATACAGAAGTAAAAAAATCTAAGACAGCAAGACCCGATCTATACAAGAAATTAGCAGTTATCTGGAAAGGTCTACAAGAATCCGTAACTGATAAAGCTGTCTATAAAGGTGACTTGATGGATGTCAGCGATGGCGGCCCCCTACAGACGGTCAATGGTATGTATCAATTCAAGCCTACTACAGTGACATATGATATAAGTCCTGATAGTGAGATAGGAAAGCTGATCAAAGGTAGAGTAGCTGTCATAGTTGTCCATCAACGTGACGGTAAACCTTGGGACGGTAAGACCGGATTAGTAAATCGCGGTAATGTAGCGATCTTAGCTCCAAAAGCAGGACTTAGTTTCAAATTGACAAATCCAGCTAAACTAGTCAGTGATGCTAGAAACGCAGTCACAAAGCAAGGTCCAATAGCTGAGAAGTTTTTAAACGGTATGGCTAGTGTAGCACGTTCAGCCATACAGACTTATTTCAATCATAAGATCACTGGACAGACTAAAGATGATCTTTTACCCTGGCTTGAGAAGAAAGTAAGCGGTAAACAATACATGCTATTAACTTCATATATAAAAGAGAATCAAGAAGGTCTCAAGGCTCTTACTAATGTATGGAACAGCGTATATAATCTAAAGCAGAATCTAGCAGGACAGCTAGAGAAACAAGTAAAAGGCTTCAATCAGACCATCAATGGCCAACCGGGCGGCGAAGGATTCGTTGTTCCCACTTCAGCAGGCTTGATAAAATTAGTCAATCGTCAGCAGTTCGGTGGCGCACACTTCAATAAGTAAACACCCAAAACCGCGTTTTTTGTTACCTGGCATAAATAAATGTATGAGCTTCAAGCTCTAATTCATAAAAGGAACATAAAATGACTCAGTTTACAAAAACACATAGTGATCTTCAGCCAGTATTTCACGTAGACAGCGCAGCTTACACAACTGGCGCTTTAAATGCTCTTACTTCAGCAGTAGTAGTTAATCTAGCAGGTCCAAAGCTAGACTTCTTCACAGTTACTGCAACTGGTGCTTTCACAGGCGCACAGGCTAAGACAATCATCGACACACTTCAGCAGTTAGCAACTGTTTACATGTATCAGTACACTGATACATCGAACGACACACTAGCTGTAGCTGTATATCCATACGGCGCATGGGGTACAAGTGCAATCGATACTGCTCTAACAGCAGCAGGTGTTACAGGTACAACTACTACTGCAACAGCAACATTCATCGCTGGCGCTTAATAGTTAGTATATCTAATATTAACCCGGGGATTTATTCCCCGGGTTTTTTATTGGTTTAAATACATCTATGTCTTATAGAATAATTTGTCACACGTTGTTCGATATCACACAGACTGGTGTATTGAATCGATCTAAACCAAACCAAGAAGACGCTTCTGATTGGTTAAATAGACGTAACACACAATGCAATTTTGATACATTATTGCAGGTTATATCCATGAGGTCGCAACCAGAAATAATTAAATATCCCTATAAGATATTGATGAACGAAGAAATTTTTAACAAATTTGGTTTTCTTTATAAGATGGATGAAACTGAAAACTATTGTTGGATTTTTGAATTTGAAGTACAACACGCTAGAGTTTTTGAGAACGGTATAGTTGAGTTTGGAGCATTATATAAGGATTGTGAGAATGTGCCTATGATCATCTGCCCAGAACAAACGGTGCATACGTCTAATTTTCTAGATATTTCACATGAGCTTAAAAACATTTACTTCGAGGTAGCATGAAACAGCAACATATAAGTAAAAAGCTTGATAGATTTCTTGAACAAGAATTGAGGTCTGATATAAAAGACCTAATGATCGTCCAGCACGATCAATCAACATATCTTTTTGGTAAATATACCATTGCTAAATCTGATAATGGGTATTTCAGTGTGCGCGGAAATAATGCTAATGCAGACTTTGAAGACCTAAAGACTGCGGTAGCTTATACAGTATTACATCATGAACGAAAACATAGAGAAGCAGAAAGAATAGCACAGTTGGATATAAGTCTCAGTAGTATAAAATTCGATTTAAAAGTACATAGAAATATGCTGAGAAATAAAAGTTATAGAGACGATAAACTTATCCACGAGATAAAGATACAAGAAGATAATATAAGGAAAAAAATTATACTAAGTGAGATACAGGGTTATGTTGTATCCAGTAGGTATATACAGAATAGAAAATTCAACCAAAAACAAGCTTCCAAATTTTGAAGTTTAAGATAAATACAATACAATATAGGAAATCTAATTATGAAACTTAACGATCTTGACCCTAGACATACAGCTATAAAGGCTTTGAAAGAAAATTTTTCTTTAGATTTTGAGACTAAAGGTCTTAATAGAAGCCAGACTATTTCTATGCTCAGAAAGGTCTCTACCCTCGTGAAAGAAACAAGACTGCATAAGGACTTTCATAATAGCGAAAGCAATCCTACGTATTTAAAGATGTTATTCTTGGAACAAGCATTGACAGACCATCTACGTTATGCTCCTGAGCCAAAGATCGTTGTAGAGAATGAAGAAGTCGAGAAGAGCCAAGTTATTCTTGCTGCTCAAGATATGGTTGACAGTGTGCAGAAGTGGTATGAAGAAGTAAATGATATGATGGTTAAAGAGCTTCCTGCTCTTGTAGACAGTATAGAGAGCGAGATCGGTGTAAATGAAAGCACATCCTTCAGTGAAGCTGCAGGTGGTGCATTACAGGCATTGAATTCTGCATTACAAGAGGCACAGTCAGCCTTAAAGGGTGCAGTTGGTTCACTCACTGGTCAAGGTGGTGCTGACGCTTTCGCAGCTCCTGACATGGAGCAAGGCGCTGATATGTCCGCTGAATTGTCTTCTACTGAGATGCCAGCCGAAGAGCCAGAAGAAGAACTTCCTCCTCCACCAGATGAAGAAGCATTGGGCGGAAACGTAGGCCGCGAAAAGAGATAACAGCATGAGATTATACGAGTTCGACACGGACCGCGCACTCGTATCTAAGATCGTTGCGCTAACAAATCAACTACAGCAAGCACGAGAAGAAGGTAAAATCGGAGACGATTTTACCGTAGATAAGCTTTTAGCTTATTTCCAGAAGTACGATGTCATACTTGATAAGAACGATCTATATCAGATGATCCAAGTAAAACCATTGAAGGCTGTGATTAAAAATATCCAAGGCAAGAATGTCATCTTCAAGGGTCAGGAAGAGAAAAAAACAGAGAAACCAGATAGCACTGATAACAAAAAAGTAGTTGCTAACATGGCAAAACGTGCTCTCAAAAAATAACCATTATACTTGCTTTTTATCAGCATTTTGATATTATAGTATATGGCTATAACAAACAAATTCCCTTACAAAGAACTTAAAAGAGAAACAACGACTGAAGGTCGCAAATACGTAGCACCTGATGGTAATAAATTACCTAGCGTGACTACGATATTAGATGCCACTAAGACTGCGGAATCAAAAAAAGCATTACACGATTGGCGCAGACGTGTGGGTGAGAAGCAGGCACAAGCTATAACTACCGAAGCAGCAGGTCGTGGTACACGTATGCATAAGTGGCTTGAGAATCATATAAAGACCGATGTCATAGGAGAACCTGGAAGCAATCCTTATGGCAAGCAGAGTCATATGATGGCTAAGACTATTATTGCTAATGGGTTAAGTAAATGTCAAGAATTCTGGGGTACCGAAGTAAGTCTATACTTTCCTGAGATATATGCAGGAACTACAGACCTATCAGGAATACATGATAACGTAGAATGTATCATGGATTATAAACAAACAAACAAGCCTAAGAAACGTGAATGGATCGATGATTATTTCATGCAGTTAGCAGCATATGCAAATGCACACAATGAAGTATACGGTACCAAGATACGCAAAGGTATCATTTTTATGTGCAGTGCTGACAATGAGTATCAAGAATTCATCATAGAAGGTAATGAGTTTGATCAATATTCGGATCGTTGGTGGGCTAGAGTAGAGGAATACTACACAAAGTTCCTTTAATAAAAGCATAAATAAGTGTAATCAACTAACTAGGTAAAGATTACACTTATGGCAATAGTTCAAATTTCCAAAATACAACATCGTTCAGGAAATCTAGTAGACCTCCCTCAACTAGATGACGCAGAGTTCGGGTGGGCAAGCGATCAAAAAAGGTTGTTCATTGGAAAAACCAGTCCAAATGAAAATGTAGAAGTATTAACTTCTTACTCTAATATTAGTTTTAGTCAACTAGATGGTGCTGTTGGTAATCTTCAAATAACTGCAACTAGCTTAGCGCAAGGACAGATATTATCCTATGATGGAAGTAACTGGGTTAACTCAGGTAGAGGAGCAGGCGGGTTATTAACATTAGGGGATATAGGTAATCTTAAGATAGACGGTGGTTCTACCGGTTGGGTATTAGCTACTGACGGTGCAGGTAATCTAAACTGGACCCCTAAATCAGCTATAGTAGCAAACATAGAATATGCAACAAAAGCTAATCCCGGTATAATCTATACAGCAACCAATCACTACCTAAGCAAAGGTGC